CGCTTCACAAAGAATTACAAGTATTGAGAACTCATTATCATGAATTCCCGTGGTCCACTACCGCAGCCGGATTCGGTGCGCGGGCTCCGCGGCACCAACGGCGCCGCCGCTGAATTTGCCCAGGAGCACGTCGAGTGCCCGGCCTGGCTGCCGAAAAAAATGCGCGCCGATTTTCAGGCGATCATCGACAAGCAGCACGCAGCCGGCGTCGGTACTCGCTCCGCCGATGCGGACATGTACGCGCAGTACGTTGTCCTCCTCCACGATTTCCGCAGCGCAGACGACGCCGAAGAGCGGCAGAAAGCCCGCCGCGTGATGGCTGGCCTAGAAGATCAGCTCGTGATCGGCGAGCGCGCCCGCCAGCGGGTCGGTATTCGCGGTAAGAAAGTGCAGGCCAAGGGCCGGCTCACGGTCATGATGGAAAAGAAAAACGGAACCACTGGCGAGTAAGAGCCTTGATATACCAGGATGCCTAAGGCCATCAACATAGAAGGCCATACATATGGACGGCTGATCGCGGTCGAGGTTTCTGACAGGAAATATGGCAAAACGAGGTTATGGAAATGCCTCTGCGAGTGCGGAAGCATCATAGAAGCAACGCAGCACCAACTTAGGTTTGGTCGAGTTAGCTCATGTGGATGCCTGAGGGCCGACTTACTCGCTGAAAAAACACGGGTGGATTTAAGTGGCGGCCGGTTTGGATTCCTGACCGTTATAGAAGCTGGGAAGCGCGAGCGGTCCGCTTCTGGATGGTCCTACGCAACGTGGTTATGCCGTTGCGATTGCGGGACTGAGAAAGCTATCCGAGCCGCTAGATTACGGGCTGGCACAACAAGAAGCTGTGGTTGTATTGGCAGAATAAAGCACTGGAGTGAAGCAGCAACTTACTACAACAGGCAAGGGTATGTATACCTAAGGCATCCGGTATATAGAAGGGCTTACCCACTCCACCGCTGCATCTTAGAGGAGAGTCTAGGCAGAAAACTCCAAACATGGGAACAGGTTCACCACAAAAACGGCATCCGAGACGACAACAGAATTGAAAACTTGGAATTAAAAGTAACGCCGCACGGGCCAGGACAAACCCAATCAGACATCCTGAAAGCCGACACGCCCGAGGCGAAAGCAGCCTGCCTGAAATTGGCACAGATGTACGCCGCCGCCGCTGGCATCCAATGGCAACCGAGTCTGTAAATAGTAAGCAAAGCCAGTTCCCCGGAGCGTATTTCGACCAATCCAAAGTAGACGAGGTGATTCAGTTCATCGAGTCGCTGACGCTGACGAAATGCACGCTCTCTGGCCAGCCGGAGCCGTTCTTGGTCCTCGACCACTGGCGTGACCCGATCACCAATATTTACGGGTGGCGGCGGCCAGATGGAACACGGGTAGTCCGCAAAGCCTACATCAGCTTCGGCCGCAAGCAGGCGAAGACACAGGGCGCCGCTGGCATCGCAGCCTATGAGTTCTTCATGGGCGACGAGCCCCGGCAAGAGATTTACTTCGCCGCCTCCTCGGCCGACCAGGCGTCCATCTGCTTCTCAGCCGTTGCCGACATGATTCGGGTAGACGAGGAACTGGAAAGCATCTGCCGGATCACGGATTCCATTAAGAAGTCAGTGAACTTCGTCAATGGGAACCTCCTCAAAGTTCTCTCTGCCGACGGAAAAAAGCAGCACGGGCTAAACCCTTCGCTGTCGATCAAAGACGAATACCACTGTTGGGGGCCGCCCGAGGAAGAACTCGACACGGCGCTGAATACCGGTTCAAAGTCTCGTCGCCAACCGCTGCAACTCATCATCACGACAGCCGGCACGGATCAGGAATCTTTGTGTGGCCGAGAGTATGAGTACGCCCGCAAGGTGATGGCCGGTACGATCATCGACCCGACCTACCTCGCCTACATCCACGAGGTGCCACGAGAGGCTGAATGGACAGATAAGAGCCTCTGGCCGCTCGCCCTGCCGCTTCTACGCACCGGGCACCACAAGCTCAGCGACTACGAGGAAGAATTTTCCCAAGCGCTGCAGCGCCCGGATAAGCAAAACGAGTTCCGGCGCCTGTACCTCAATCAGTGGACCTCCGCTGAAACCCAATGGATTCCGCTTCAAAACTGGGATGAATGCGTTGCTCACGTATCAGACGAAGAACTTGACGGCGCAGACTGCTGGGCCGGGCTCGACCTCGGATCAACCGGCGACTTCACCGCCTTCTCGCTTGTTTTCCGGCTATCAGACGGGCGGATTGTCCTCCGCTGCTGGTGCTACGTACCAGACGAAACACTCGACGAGCGACAACGCCGCGACGGAATCAACTACCGCTACTGGGTAGAGCGCGGATGGATGCGCACGACAGGCGGGAAGACCACCGACCAGGGCGAAGTCTTCCGGCATATCGCCGAATTGCACGACCGCTACCAGATCAAAACCCTCGCCTTCGACCGCTGGCGCGCCAAGTACATCGCCGAAAAATGCGAGGAAATCGGCATCGAAATGATGGAGTTCGGGCAGGGTTACGCCTCGATGTCTCCAGCTATCGAGCGTTTTGAAGACCTCGTTTACAACCACCGGATCATGCAGGACGGCAATCTGTGCCTCCGCTGGAACATGGATTGCGCACAGGTCATGAATGACCCGGCAGGAAACAAGAAAATCGTGAAGCCAAAGACCCACCAAAAGCAAAAGCACGTTGATGCGGCTGTCTCATCTGTGATGGGCGTAGCGGCGATGTGCCTGGCTGAAGTGGTGGACGACCCGTATTCCAAAGGTCATTCGGCGGTGGTAGTTTGATCGGATTTCTGCGGAAGGCCGCTTCCTCGCTGTGGTCGCCAGAGTGGTACCAGCGCAACGGCTATTACCGCATTGCGCAGATGCTCGGGGCCGGCCAGGCCACCTCCTCCGGTGAAGCCATCACCGTTGAGAAGGCGATGCGCTGCTCTGCCGCCTTTATCTGCACCCGCGTCGTTACCGAGAGTATGGCTTCGATGCCGTTGCCTATCCTCCGCAAAGAGGACGACAAGCGCATCGAGGAGCGCGAGACAGACGCCTGGCGGATGTTGAACGGTAGCCCGAACTCCTACCAGTCCGCCAAGCTGTTTCGCCGCACCTTGGGCCACCACGCGCTGAATTACGGCAACGGATTCGCCAAAGTAGACCGGCGCGGCCGTGGTCCGAACGCCGAAGCATACGCGCTGCACATCATCCACCCGTCGAACTTCGTCGAGAAGGTGATTTCGGGCGGGCAGGCGCGGTTTAAGTTCAATATCAACGGCAAGACCGAGGAATACGGCGACCGCGACATTTTGCACTTGATGGGCCACTCGGAAGACGGCTTGACCGGCATTGGCGCCGTCGAACTGGGACGGGAAGCCATCGGGCAGGCGCTTGCCATTGAGGGATACGGGGCGACTTTCTTCGGGCGTGGGGGTATGCGCGCCGGAGTATTGACAAAAACTAAGCCTTTCCATACCGACGAGGATCGCAAGCGCTTCGAGCGTGACCTGCGCGAAAAGTATCGGAACGGCAAAGAGTCCTTTCACAGCAATTTAATCGTTGAGGGGGAGTGGGACTACAAGCCTGTTGGCTCTGACCCGACCGAGGCGCAGTTAGTCGAGGCGCGAACCTCGATGGTGCCTGAAATCGCCCGTTTTTATGGGTTGACCCCGCACTTAGCCGGCGATCTCAGCCGCGCGCACTTCAACAACGTCGAGCATCTGTGGATTGAGTTCATCAATATCACGCTGATGCCGTGGATGACGGCCTGGGAACAGGAAATCAGCCGCGTGTTGCTGACTGACAAGCAGCAAAAAGACGGTTTGTACGCCAAACACAACGCCGCAGCTTTCATGCGTGGCGATTTCGAGGCGCGGATGCGCGCTTACTCGATTCAACTGCAAAACGGCCTGATTTCGATTAACGAAGGCCGTGCATTCGAGGATTTAGACCCGGTGGAAGGCGGCGACGCTCACCACATCCAGCTCAACATGCAAACCGTCCCCGGTTCCGGCGAACCGACGGCAAGCGAGAAGGCCGCGATGGCCAAAACACAAGGGGCCGCGCAATGAAGCCATTTTCAACAGATGAAAAGCAATTTCTCCAGTGTGAAATCAAGGCCGTCGAGGATACCGGCGAGTTTCGCGGTATCGCGAGTGTTTACGGCGTTGAGGATTCCTATGGGGACGTGATCGACAAAGGCGCCTTTACGAAAACGATCTCCGAAAACCCGTCCATTCCGATCCTCTGGCAGCACGACTCGAAAGAAGTTATCGGGCTTGGTGAAGTCAAGGAATGGCAGGGCAAAGTCATGATTTCCGGCCGCCTGGACATGGAAGACCCGACGGCGCAGAAGGCATACCGGAAGCTTAAAAACGGGCTCATGAAGGGCCTGTCTATCGGCTTCTACGCTATCAAAACGACATGGGAGACGGTCAACGAGCGCGCCATCCGGCACATCTCTGAACTGAAGCTCGTCGAGGTGTCTGTCGTGACCTTCCCCGCCCTCGAAGCCGCACAAGTCACCAGCGTGAAGAACGCCGATGAAATCGCCCAACGCCTAAAGGCGCTGGAGGAAAAGTTTGAAGCACTGGCCGCTCCTCAGCCAGCCGCAGAGACGAAAGCCGTTGAGCCGGTCGATGACCACTCGCGCGCTGTTTCGATGATCGAGGGCTTGCGCTCTCTCATTCGCCAATAACTACCCAAAGCTACTGCCGTGAGGCAGGAGGAACCATATGGACCACATCGAGAAACAGCTCGAAACCCTTACCGGCGATATCCAGGGCTTCATGAAGAAGATGGAAGCCGAACAGAAGACGACCGGCGCCATCGCCGCCGATACCAAGGCCAGCTTTGAGGCCATGGTGAAGCGGCAGGACGACCTGGAGCAGCGCCTCAGCGATTTCCGCGCGAGTTCGCAGCAGAAAGTGCGGACCCTCGCCGACGAAGTAAGGGAAAGCGAATCCGTGCAGCGGCTCATCCGCGACGGCGGACGTGGCCGGGCGCATCTCAGCCTCAAGGGCGATGCGGCGCGCGAGATCATGGAGCACAAGTCCACGATCACCTCGTCCAGTGTCGGCTTCCCCACTGCCGGCGTGATGCCCGCCGAAATGGGCAGCTATGTGCCCGAGGCGCGGAAAACGCTGCGGATGCGCGATGTTATCCCGTCCCGCTCCATCACCGTCGGTCAGTACTCCTGGCCGAAGTACAGCGTCACCGGCACGAAGGCATCGCCGGTCGCTGAAGCCTCGCAGAAGCCGATCAACACCTTCGACCCGACGACCGTTACTGAACGGGTAAAGACCATCGCCACGTACTTCAAGACCGGCCGCCAGGTGCTCGAAGACTACAGCGAGCTGGCCGGCATCCTCCGCAGCCTCGGCTCGTACAAGTACATGTCTGAAATGGACGCGCAGATCCTCAGCGGCTCCAACAGCGGCGAAAACCTGAACGGCCTCATCACGCAGGCGCAGGCGTTCGACTCCGCGCTGCTGTCTGCTGCAACCGGCTACACCTACTTCGACCAGTTGAATGCCGCCGCGCAGCAAGTCGCCGAAGACGACGAAGGCGCCCCGACGTTCTTCGTCCTGCACCCGCGCGACTGGTTCAAGATGACCCGCCTGAAGGATTCCAACAAGCAATATCTGCTGGACGGTCCGCAGGGCAACGTCACCGCGCAGGGTATCTGGGGTATGACCCCGGTTGTCACCACGCAGATTTCGTCCGGCACGTTCCTCGTCGGCAACGGCACGCCCGTAGCCTCCGAGTTCCGCAACCGGATGGAGTTGGAAGTGGCGATCTCGACCGAGGACGCCGACAACTTCACTTACAACCTGGTCACGATCCGGTTTGAAGGCCGCGGCCTTCTGGCCGTGTATCGTCCCGACCAGTTTGTTACCGGTTCGTTCCTGAACTCTCCCGCCCAGTCCTAACCCTCACTCCTAACAACGGGGCGGCTCCTCCGCCCCTATTTTTACCGTCTCGCTGGCGAAATGGAAACGCAACCTGAAGTTGATTGGTTCAGCCGTACAGGCTGGTAAATATTGCCGGTTCGACCCCGGATCGAGACGACTTTTTCTGACCTCCCGCGCCTACCGACTCGTCACCTCCGCCCCTATTTTTCCATGCAACTCATCGCACAAAAGCCGCTCTACATGGGCCGGAATCGGCGCATTATGCCCGGAGAATCCTTCGAAGTTAGCGACCGCACGCAGGCCAACCAGTTCCTTGAATCCGGCAGCGCCAGTATCGCCGCAAACGCGCCAGGCGTGGTCAACGCCGGCATTCCCGGCCTCATCTCGTGCATCATGCCGACGCGCAACCGGCGCGAGTTCATCCCGCGCGCTATTCAGTGCTTCCTTGCGCAGACGCACGAAGCGAAAGAACTTATCATCCTCGATAACGGCGAGTCTATCGCCGATTTAGTCCCCGCAGACGACCGTATCCGCTACATCCGCATGTCGTCGAAGTCCACCACCGGACAACTCCGCAACCTGTGCTGCCAAGTCTCCCGAGGCGAGTTTATCGCCCATTGGGATGACGACGATTGGAGCCACCCGGAACGGCTCGCCGAACAGGCCGCAGCCATCGAAGGCCACCAGGCCACCGGCTACAACTCAATTCTGTTCCATGGGCCGAAGCCCGAGGACGTGACTCGGTACCAAGGCGAAAAAGTCTACGCCCTCGGTACCTCCCTGTTCTACCGCCGCGCCTGGTGGGAGAAGAATCGCTTCCCTGCCGTGCTTGTCGGCGAGGATAACGAGTTCGTCCGCCGTTCCGCTTCCGTCATGAAATTCACCGACGGTTCAAGGCGCATCGTGGCGCGGACCCACGCGACGAACACCTCCCCGCGCGTCACTAAAGCAAACGAATGGAAGAAGGCCACGAAGGCCGACTTACCCGAAGGATACACCGCGTGAGCGTCTGGTACTGCATTCCATCGAAAAAGCCCGCCGATGAGGCGCAGGCGTGTGTCAATGCATGGCGAAAGATGGGCTATAAAGTCGCGCTGTGGCGTGATTCCATCGAGGAGGCCGTTGAGTGTGGCTACCTCCGTGTCGGCCCGTATGAAGGCTACGCGAAGGCGGTCAATGCGCTCGCCAAGGATATCCTGGCCACCGACCCTACCTGTAACTGGATCGTGACTGGCGGCGACGATACCGAGCCTGACCAGCACAAGCACGCCGATGTTATCGCCCGCGAATGCTCGCGCCACTTCGGCAAGTGCGACATCCTCGACCACGGCGACGCAGAGAACTTGTTCGGCACCTACGGCGTCATGCAGCCCACTGGCGACCGCTGGGGCGGCGAGAACGGCGGCTCCGCGTACATCGACCGCGTTGCCGGCTCCCCGTGGCTCGGGCGCGAGTGGTGCTTGCGCGCACACGGCGGCGCCGGACCACTTCACCCCGCCTTCTTTCACATGTTCGTCGATGAAGCATTGCAGCACGCGGCCACCGCGCAGGGCGTGTTCTGGCAGCGCCCGGACCTTACCCACTATCACCGCCACTGGGCGCGCGAGAAGGGCCATAAGGGCGTCCCGTGGTACCTGAAAACCGCTAACGGACAGAGCCATTGGAATGAAGCGAAGGCCATTTTCGAGCGCATTAAGCGCGGCGGGTTCGCGGAGTGCTTGCCAGCGTGAACCTCCTCTGTACCTTCGGTGGTTCCGCCTACGACCAATCAACCGCGAAGACTGTCGAGCGCGCACCGCGATTCGGCGCTGACCTGGTTCTCGTTTATGACGATAAATGGCTCACTGAACAGCCGCTCTGGAAAGATCCCCGCTTTCAGTACCTTCTAAACCATCGCGGCGTCGGTAATCCCCACGGCGGGCGCGGGTTGGGCTGGTTCGCATGGAAGCCCTACGTTATCTCTGACGCGCTGTTACGCTGTGCCGATGGCGACGTGGTTCTCTACATCGACGCCGACACCTACCCGATAGCCGATTTCAGCGCCCTATACCGCATCTGCCGCGAAGACGGCGGGCAAATGGCCTTCATGGCCACCGCGCGAACCGGGCCGCTCCGCAACGGCGATTGGAACAAGCGGGATTGCATGATCCAGATGGGCATGGATGAGTCGCGATGGCTCGACGCTGGCACCGCGGTAGCCCGGTTCATGCTCTTCCAAAAAGGCGCGCCCGGCGTCGCTGATTTCCTCTCCGAATGGCAAGAACTCTGCCTCGACCCGATTTGCCAAACCTTCGAGCCGTCCGTACTGGCCGAGGAGCATCCCGGCTTCCGCGAACACCGGACAGAACAGGCGATCTACACAAATTTAGTCCATCGGCGCGGGCTGAAGCTGTACCGGGAGGCGTGCGAGTTCGGCGCGAAGTGCCAGCAGGACTGGGACTTGTATGGGCAATTATTCAGTCAAGTCTATGAGGGCGGGGAAAAAACGATGAATGGGAGCCGATTTCGGAATGTTTGAAAGCATGACACTGGCAGAACTGTGCGTCCTTCAAGATTTGGTCAAGAGCCACAAAGAGCAAAAGCGCGTTGCCGTTGAGTGGGCTCAAAGGCAAGTTGACTTCCATCAGGGTGAGTTGACCAAGTACCAGAAGCATTTGGCGCTCGAACAAGAATACTTCGACGCGCTTAATGCGGGGTATAGCGCTATCTGCCACGCGGTCGTAGGCACCGTAAGCACGAAAAACAAAAAGGAATCCTGGTGTTCTCCCAGCACGGCGAAGACGATCTAATCGCCACCATTGTCCCCGCCTCCGGCCGCTTCCTCGACATCGGCGCATTTCACCCGAAGCGCTTGAGTAACACCCGCCTCCTCTACGAGCGCGGCTGGTCGGGCGTCATGATCGAACCCTCTCCGGGCCCGATGCGTCGCCTCATCGACGAGTATGGCTACGACGAGCGAATCACCCTCGTGCAAGCGCTAATCGGCCAGTCTCACGGCCTCAAGCGCGTGGATGTCACTGACGGCCCGGTAAGCACCGAAAACTCCGCTGTGCGCCGCCTGTGGGCCACCGATGGGGATTACGTGGGCGCGGTGCATATTCCGATGCTCACCCTCGACGACATTATCAATCAGTTCGGCGCCTTCGACTTCGTGAACATCGACGCGGAGGGCGGTTCAGTGGACATCTTCGCCCGCCTCCTCGATACGCCAATGAATCCGGCGTGTGTTTGCGTCGAACATGACGGCGAAGAATCCATGGTTCAGCGCACGGCGCGAAAGGCCGGCTACCGCATCGCGGCCATCAACGAAACCAACATGGTGGTTTGCCGGTGAACCTCGTCGCCATCATGCCCGCCCGTAACGAGGGGTGGGTAATCGGCCTGAGTGCCCGCGCGGTTTTGATGTGGTGCGATTCGCTGGTGGTCCTCGACCACGCCAGCACGGACGACACAAGCGCAGTTATCGACGCGGTTTCGCATGAACATCCCGGCCGCGTGTTCGTGATTCGCGAATCGTCGCCCGAGTGGAAGGAGATGCACCACCGGCAATCGCTGCTCGAATACGCGCGGATGATCGGCGGGACGCATATCGCTCCGGTGGATGCCGACGAAATTCTCAGCGCGAACCTGATTGACGGAATCCGCGGGCGAATCGAGGCACTTGCGCCCGGCACGTTCTGCGGGATTCCGATGAAGAATTTGCACCGCTCCATTAACCGATACCGAGCGGATAATAGCGCCTTCGGCTCGCAAGCAGGCACTATGCTTGCCTTCGCTGATGCACCGCACTTGGCATGGCAGCCCAGAAACGGTTACGACCACCACCAACGCTCGCCGCATGGTTCCCGAATGGGACAGATGATCCGGTGCGAGGGCGGGCTACTCCATCTCCAATTCGCGTCATGGCGCCGCTTGCTTGCCAAGCACGCAGCCTACAAGTGCATGGAGCGGGTGAAATACCCGCAGAAGTCGCTCCACCAGATCGACGAGACATACAGCCTGGCGCCGAACGAAAACGGCCTCCGGCTTGCCGAGGTTCCGGCTGAATGGTGGAGCCGCTACGCGCCGCTCATGCAGCACCTCGACCTCGACCGGGAGCCATGGCACGCGGCTGAAGTTCGCCGCTTGATTGCCGACTACGGCCGCAACCACTTCGAGCCTATGAACCTGTTTGGATTCGCATGAACTCACGCCTAAAACTCACCGTCACCTCGCCGATCCAGACCTTCACGGAGCCGATCTCTGTCTCCGAAGCCAAGGATTTCTGCGAGATTCCGGCCGCCGATACCACGCGCGACACCCTCTTAGGCGCGCTCATCACGGCTGCGCGCGAAGTGGCGGAATTACGGCAGGGGCGCGATCTCGTGGAAAAGCAGTGGGACCTCACCTCCGACTGCTTCCCGTGCTACGCCTTTCAGACCCGCGAAAACCTCTCCTCGGTCGATCTCCTCCGCTACCGGGATTCGAGCGGCAACTATACGACCTTGGTCGAAAATACTGATTTCATCGTCGATACTTCCGATTTCCTCGTTACCCCGCCCTATGCGGAGAACTGGCCGAGCTTCACGCCGTGGCCGACCAGCGCGGTCCTCCTGCGCTACACTGTCACGCCACCCGCCGTGGATACCCAAGTCCTGCTCGGGATGCGCTTCCTCATCAACCAGTGGTACGTGAACCGTATTCCGGCGGAACTCGGGGCGTCGAACGTGCAGCAGTATCCGTTCGCGCTCGGCTTGCTCGACCACGGGAAAGTGGAGCGCGCCTGATGTTTGGCCGTCAAAAGCACAAGCACAACCCAGGCAAGTTCCGCTGCTTGCTCACGATCCGCGCATCTACCGGGGACCAAGGCAACGGCGGCGACTTCCAGCCGAATTGGGTGGCATCGCCCGCGACCGCCATCGAGGTTCACGGCTGCTGGCGACAGACATCACAGCGCGAGTCCGTGATGGACGGCGGGAAGTATTCCGCGGCGTCTGGGGTGTGGGAGGTGCCATGGGTGCCAGGCGTAACAACCGAGCATCGAGTGGAGTACGGCACGCGGCTCTATCGCATCGTGGGCATTGAGAACCTCGATGAACGCAACCGGGAGCTGCATCTGTACGTGGTCGAGGACGAAGGCGCGCGCGGGGTGAACGGATGAGACTCCAAGAGTGCATCATTCGCCAGCTCCGGCAGACTACTTCGGCTACCTACGCGATCGTCGGCACGAAAACCTTCTGGTCGATCACATCGAAAGACCTCAACCCGCCATTCGTGCGCGTGCGGAAGGTGGGGCATCGGCCACTCACAAACGGCCTGCAATCGCGGCGCCTGCCAGCTGAGATGTCCGTGGAGATCGTCGCCTACGCCAAGTCGCAGGAGAACGCGGCCGACCTGGCCGACGCCGTGGCGGCCGACCTCATCAACTTTAACGGCCCGATGCCGTCCACCTCGCCGGCCACTTCCGGCGCGCTGCACGTGCAGGGCATCCAGCCGGGTACCGAGGAAGACCTTGTTTCCGAGGAAGCCTTGGCGCTGAACATTTTTGCGGAATCGCGGGAATACCTAGTCCGCTACCGCGAAGCGTAATTGACCGTCGCGAGATGGCCAAAAACGGGGACCGTCGCGAGATGGCCTCTAAGAACAACCAACTACTGCCGGGAGGCAGAAGGAGAACCATATGCCCTATTCACCCTCTGCGGTGGCAGGCCGCGTTGTATCTGTGTCGGCGACTTCGCCGATTTCCTACGTTGAAATCCCCGGCATCGAAGCCCTTCAATATTCGGGCGGCGCGAAGAACCGGATCAACGTAACGACCATTTCCGACGAAGCGGAAAAGAGCGTCCCTGGACGCCGCGGCTCGGCCACCCTGGCCTTCAATCTGTTCCATGACCCGGCCTGGACCTCGCACCAAACGCTGCTGGCCAACTTCAACCTTGGCGACGGCACCCAGCTCGCTTTCCGCGATGTGATGGACGACGCGGGCGACAAGACCCGCACCTTCACCGGGTACGTCGAGCAGTGGGACGAAACCGCCGACCGCGACGGGGCCAACATGGTTTCGGTTGTGGTACGCGTCGATGGCGACTTCACCGACACGCCGTAATTTATGCAAACACCACTTAACCCCCCGCTGGTGGTGCCGTTCCAGGGCAAGACGTATAACTGCGATCTTGTCCTGGCGGCACTGCCGCAAATCGAAGGCGAATTAAACATCGGCATTCTCTGCCCTACGGCTGACAGCCTGTGGGCAAAACCGGAGTTCTACCAGCGCGCCGTGCTGCTGTACTGCCTCCTGAAATCGACGCCGCTGAAGGGCTTGTCCTTTGCCCGGTGCGCGCAGGAGGTAGTCGGTCCGAACGCGCTACGCCTGGCCGACATCCTCAAGGAAGCCGCTGAACGGCTGCAGCCCCAGGTGATGGCGCTGAACAATATGCTTCCGCCGTCGGACGAAGCCGAACGCCCTACGGACGCTCAGAGTATTGGTCAAGACTCTGGGCAATCGGAAAGCTAGTCCTCCATCTCCCGGAGTCAGAGTTTTGGTCCCTGACTCCGGGACAACTCGCTGATCTCATTGAGATGCACCGGCAGATCAACCACGTACCGGAGCCGAAAAAGGAGAAGCCAGATGGCCGCCCGACGCGCCGGAAAGTTCGCCGTTGAACTGAAAAACCTTCGCGAACTAAAGGTCCAATTTCGGGACATGGCGAAGGCGATCTCTGGCGACAAGCACAGTGGCATCCTCCAGCAAGCAGGCCTCGCCATTCAAGAAGCCTACGGCGCCGCGGCTCGGCTCATCCGTGACCGGGCACGCTCTAACGCATCAGGGGGCGGCGCTCCTCGTCGCCTCTACGCAGGTGCCCGACCGGCTATCTTCGCCTTCTCAGATTTCGACGCTGGCCGCGACGACAAGCGCAAGCGATCCTCACTCGTGGGCGTCCGTACTGGGCTATCCACTCGGACCCGCGACCCGCATCTCTTCGTGCAGTGGCATCCCAAGCTAGGAACGCGGAAAAAAGATGGCTCCAATCTGCAAAGCGGCGGCCTGTCCATGTCCCTCGCCGCCCTGTTTGAACGCGGCACGAAGGATCGGCGTATTCGCCCGCTCCGCTACTTCCGCTCGGCACTCTTCGCCACGCGCGGCCAAGTCATCGGCATTTTAACCCGCGCCTACCAGTCAGCCGGCGCAAAGATCAACTCCATAAAATAAATGTCATCTCTCGTATTCCGCATCACTGGCGACCCGGCTTCCTTTAAGGCGGCGATGGGAGAGGTGTCTGGAGCGCTCGACGCTACCGGGCGCAAGGCGACCCTCGTCTCTGACACGTTCGCGCGCATGGGCTCCGCTATGACGCTGGGCGTCACGGTCCCTGCGATTGCGGCTGGCGCTGCGGTCGTCAAGGCCGCTGCCGACATGGACAGCCTGAAGCGCGGGCTGACTGCCGTAGCGGGCTCCAGCGGCGAAGCTGAGAAGCAACTGGTGCGGCTTAAGGAAGTCGCCAAGTTGCCCGGCCTGGGCTTCAAAGAGGCTATCCAGGGCTCGATTAACCTCCAGGCCGCGGGATTCTCCGCCGTCCTTGCCGAGCGTTCCCTGAAAGCCTTCGGCAATGCTCTCGCCACTGTAGGCAAAGGCAAAGCCGACCTCGACGGCGTTGGGCTCGCGCTGTCCCAAATCGCCTCCAAAGGCAAGATCAGCGCGGAGGAAATCAACCAGCTTAACGAGCGGGTGCCGCAGATCCGCGCCGCGATGAAGGCGGCGTTTGGCACCGCTGACACTGAGGTACTGCAAAAGGCGGGCATCGGCGCGCAGGAGTTTGTCGAGAAGGTCGTCCGCGAACTGGAGAAACTTCCGCAGGTAACCGGTGGCGTGAAGAACGCCATGGAAAACCTCGCCGACGCCGTGAACCAGAGTGCGGTACGCATCGGCGAGAAGCTGCTGCCGACGGTCGAGGCCGTGCTACCGAAGCTGGAGCAGGCGGCGGGCTTCGCGGCTGACCTCGTGGACGGGTTCACGAAGCTGCCCGGACCCATCCAGGACACCGCTATCGCCTTCGGCATCCTTACGATTGCGGCTGGTCCTCTCTCGACCATCGCCGCCAATATCATGAAGCTGCGGACCGGCGTCATTGCGCTGACGACCGCGCTGGGTGCCATCCCGACGGCGATCACCGTTGGCGTGACGATGGTTGTCACGTCGGCTATCCGGGACTTCCCTGATATCGCCAAGGAACTGAATCCCGAAAACTGGAACGACAAGGCATTTCAGTCATTCACTGGGCGCTCGCGTGAAATGGAAACGTCGATCAAGGCGCTGAATAGTGCTATCGGCGGACTCAAAGGCGCGCCGTCTACCTTCCAGATCCTCGCCGATTCCACGGGCGTGCTGCGCTCGAAAGTGATCGGCCTGGGCGATTCTGCCGTCACCGCGAAGAAAGGCATGGACGCCCTCGCCAACGTCATCAAAGTGACCTCTGTCGCCGCCCGTGATGCCAACGGCGAACTGTCGAAAACCTCGCTCGTGTACGTCGAGATGCTGGAGCGGGTAAAGTCGTCCGTCTCCAAGGTCAAGGACGTGATGTATGAGTACATCACCGCTGGCACCCTCGTGGGCAAGACCATCGAGACTCACCCGGCGATCCTCGATGCGGCCACGCTCGGCGCGCAGGAGTACGCCGCCCGCCTTGGTGACATCCGGCGCGAACTGGAGAACATGCCGGCGCCGCGCGTTGAAACCGTCAACGGCGACAACCTCCGGCGCGGCTCGGTATTCGAGACTGACGACATCCTGGGCTCCTCCTCCTCGCGCAACCAAGCGGCGCGCGTGGCGCAAGCCGAGGCCGACTTGGCGCGCATCAAGCAACTCAACGCCGAAGGCAAGGCCACCGGCAACGACGTCATCACCGCGCAGCAGAACCTCAAGAAAGCACTCGAAGAAACCGGGCGCGCAGCCACTACCAGCGGCGCTCGGCAAGTGGGCGCGTTGCGCCAGGTTTCCACGATCCTCACGGACCTCTCCCGCGGCATCGCCAACGCGGGCGTCGGCCTGCTATTCGACCGCCCGAAGGTGGACGCACAGGCGTACCGCGATGAAATCAAGGGCCTGGAGGCCGATGTCCAGCGGCTAACGGCAGCACAAGGCCAGATGTCCGAGGAGACGGCGCGGCTGAAGGACGAGGAGTCCAAGCTACTCGCCGCACAACTCAAGGGCCATAATGTCACGGCGCAGCTAGGCGTGGTGCGCGCGAAAATCCTGGAGTCCGAAAAGAAGGGCAGCGAACAGCTTGCCGAGGCGCAGAAGAAACTTGCCGACGCCAATAAGCGTATGGCCGACGAACTGCACAAGGCGTCCTTCGGCTTCCGGGCGCTGGAGGCAGGCAAAGCCATCGTCGAGGATCTGGCGAAGTCGATTGTGCGAACGCTCATCGAGGGCGCGCTGACCCAACTCGCAAAAAAGCTGTTTGACGTTGGCGGCATCATGGGCAAGGTCTTCGGCGGCGGCTCCAGCGGTCCTGGTGGATCGATCTTCAGCGCAGCCAGCAGTGGCGGCGGCGGGGTGGCGAGTGGCGCCATGGGCTCAGTTGGCTCGGCAGCGTCGAGCGGCATTACCGCCGTCGTCGGCGCCGTCTCCGGCGTCGTCTCGGCTATCTCGGGAGTTGTCTCAAACTTTCAGTTTGCTCACATGAACACGGCGCTAGGCCGCATCGAGGAATCCACGCGCTACCTCAAAATCTACACCGGGGAGCAGTCGCAGAACCTCCTGTGGTGCGCGCAGAAGTCCACGGAGTTCCTCGGCTACATCACCGCCAACACGGACACCATCGGACGCCTGAACTCCGAAATGCTCGGGCACCTCCAACGCCTCACCAGCGGCGGGAGCGTCGCGCCCATGGCGGCTGAGGGCAACATCAGCGTCTCGATGGAGGGCGCCTACCTGATGTCCGATTTCCAGATGGGCGACTTTGCCGACCGGCTCATCCGTCTCCTGAAATCGCGCGGAGTGCAATTCGCCTAATGGGCATCTCTGTCCTCGTACTTTCGACGCTGGCGAACGACAAGACGAAGCCAGCAACGATCTCGATTAACAAGCGGCTCGGTCAGCCGGCGACAGCCGAAGTGTCTACGGTTGACCGAACCGGCACGTTCTTCCCCTATGTCGGCAACAAAATCGAAATCCTCGACCAGAACGGCGACCCGATCTTTTTCGGCAACGCGAACGAAGTCGAGCGCATCCGCCCCGGCCACTATGCCTGCGATGTCAGCGAGTCGCGCACCTCCTGCACGGATCTGAACTTCGCCCTCACGCGGCGCCTGGCGGGCGAGTACGAGTGGATCGGGAAAACACTCCTGGAGATCGTAACGGACATCGTTGCGAACAGCCTCTCGGGAGACCTGACCGATATATCCCTCGTCGAAACCGGGCCGGTCATCCCTAACCTGTCGATCTCATATCCGACGGTGCAGGACGCTTTCAATCGGCTCAAAAAAGAGACGGGCCTGGAATGGTTTGTTGACGATGAGAACAAGCTCCACTTTTTCACCCCCGGCACGGTCAATTGCCCGTGGAGCATCGTAGACGGCTCGAATCTTGAACGCATCGTTATTCGTGAGACGCGCGAGGACTACTGTAATTGGGCGGTGGCGCGCGTTCTGAAGGCACTGCGCGAGCCGGCCACCGAGGAGTTTATCGGCGACAGTACAACCACCAGTTTCGAACTGGACTTTCCCTGCGCGCAAGAGCCAACGATCTTCCTGAACGGCGTAGCCAACACCGTTGGCCTGACCACAGTTGATACCGGGAAGGATTGGTATTGGTCGCCCGAGTCTAAGGAGATCCGGCAGGATGAGGCGGGCTTAGTGCTCACGAGCGCAGACACACTCTCCGTCACCTACGTGGGCCAAGAGCAAATCTACGTCGAGTCTAAGAATGACGCGGAAATCTCCTCCCGTGCCGCGGCCGAAGACAACAGCGGAATCTACCAGCGCCTCATCGAGATTGAAGCTGAATCCACCCGCGCAGACGCGCAGGCCATCGTAGACGCCTACGTGGACGCGCACAGCTCTCTTTCCCTTGTCGCCACCATCGAGACGAACGACCACGCCGAACCGCTGGTGCTTGGCACTCGGGTAGGGCAGACCATCTCCATCGGGATCAACGGGTATGGAACACTCGGCGACTTCCTGATTACCGACATCAATATCATGCACTGGGATGTCAACGACCAAGCCAAATCGCAGTGGAAATACACCATCACCGCCGTGCAGGGTCCGAAGCTAAAGAACTTCGTCGAAGCCTTCGGCGACCTCATCGGCAGCGGCCAGAGCGGTGTCAGTAAGCAACCTGTAGCCACGCCCGAGCGGCGGCCTATCCAGCGGACGCTGCTCCTCAAAGATACGACCGTCGGCAACGACATCGCCGATCACACGACGGTCTACGCAGGCGGCACCGGGCGCCGGCTCACAGGCGTCCTTCGCAACGCGATATCGTCCGACCTGACCGTGCGGGTGAACAAATACACCGTCTCCTCGCCGGTCGCGGCGGCGACGGCCATCTGCACGCTCACGATTCCATCGGGCACGCCTATCAATACGCCAGTCACGCAAACGACCTTTACCGACGACCCGCAGCAATTCTCCGACGGTGACGTGTTGATTTGGGATGTCGTGGCAAGCGACGGGCAGACGGACGCGGCAGGCGTAGCGGCTTTCACCCTGGAGTGGACCAGTGTCACTGGCCTTTAGCAACCTGCCCGTCTCGCAGTCCACCATCAGCGCCAACCCCGCTACGTTTCTCGACGACCTGGACGCGATTCTGGACGGCCTCGGCTGGACCTCCTCGACCTATCTCACCGGCAAGGTCTACGCCTGCTCATCCCCGCAAGGGCTGTCGGTCCAGGTGCGAATATGGGACCCCGCAGACTCCAACTTCGCCGACTGCGTAGCCTTCCAATGGCTGATGTCCGCCTCGCCGAACACGGCAGGCCTGGTGCATCACCTCCGCCTCGACGCCGCTTATAACATGGCCGTTTGGGCCAACTGCTGCTCACTGTTTATCGCCCGCGTCGGCGTGACCCACTCCAGCGCCTACCCATGGTCTGTAGCGGGCGGCGTCGCCTGGGCGCCGGGGCTCGTGGCCCCGACCTCGCAATGCGCCGCGCAATCACCCGCGCCACCGGACACGACTACTGAACTCTGGTGGTCCACCGGTTCCGATACCGGCGCCGCGCTGTTCGCCGCGGCTACGCTCGAATCGTTTCGCTCCGGCTACTACTGCAAGCGGTACTCATTCTGCCGCAACGGCGTCGTCACCAATGTTACGGCAGGCACCGAGGCCGCTTCGCTCCAATTGGGCATCATGCGCCCGACCGGCTACAGGGACGGCGTTCAGTCCGGCTTTAGCGACGGGATGCTATTCGAGGACGGAACGCCGATGGCATCGGACCCGTTGCTGTCCGTCGATGGCGTCTGGTACGGGCAATTGTGGGATGCCTGCCTGCTCTCCGCGCCGATGACACTGGAGGCCACGGAAACCATCGTTGAGACGTCCCCGGCGCGCACAACCTACTGGATCAACCACACGGCGAGTAATCCGAATGTCCTATTCGCCACCGACGACGGGCGGCTGTACTCGCTGCTGCTATTCACGGGCGCGGCTGGTTCGGCAGTGATAGAGAACATTGCTTACTGAAGCACACTTGCTCCGCTACGCAGTGTCGAGTTTATCGGCGCAGGAAAGTAGCAATTTAGCCAATTCGCGCGCCTCGCCGGAAGACATGTAGAGTGCGGCCGGAGAAGCATCCATGCAGACGCACTTATCTCCATCGTTCTCGTCGATGGAGATAAGCGCTGGCTCAATTGCAAAATCCGTTCCCCAGTAATTATTTGTCGCCATGACGCCATTCTAACCCTTGCTTACTAGCTTCAAAACCATATTCAGCCTTTAGCTGCTCAATATTTGAAGCGGCCTCCGGCTTTCCAGTAAGAAGCCACTGATTTACGGCCGTCAAGAGCTTAGGCGGAATCAAGCGAGCGCAGCGTTCTTCGGGATCGTCAATCATTTCCCTATTCTAACCCTTGCTTACTGACCCGTTCAACATCTCCGGCGCGAATTACAGCGGGAGCGCGCAGCCCATTACTGCGCTTACCGTCGGCTCTTCCTACGTCACCGCGGGCCTTCGGGTGGTGTCGTTACTCCAAGACGCTGGCTGGACCGTTGTCGATTCGGTTCCAAGCACGGCGCGCCAAGCACGGCCGACGTTCTACATGGCCACCCCGCCAGGCTCGGGCAGCCCTGCCGATATGCCCGCTCCACAGTGCATCACTTGGGCCGGCCCATCGTGGTATCGGGGAGACGCTGCTGGGTTCACATACAACGCTTACGACCCTGGTTTAGTGAATCCCGTGTGTCCGGGTGGAACTGGCTTGATGCAGTGGTACGCGGGCGGCCCAACTCCGCTCGACACCGGGTCAAGCTGGGCCACAAAGCTATCGGAACTCATTTACTGGGACGTCTCCGCCTCTGAGTCTGGCGGCTACATCTACTTCGATTTTCTGACCAAGGCAGACGCCTTCGAGTTCGACGAGGTGCCAATCGGAATTGGCTCCGGCGACGGCACGATGCAGGGCGGATCGTACACCCTTCGCTCTCCAACGCTCGGCTCGGACTACATGGAGATCAAGGTTCAAATTCTACCCGTAAACGGCTTCGGCGGGCAATTCGATTACACCTTCGGTTTCCTGCGCGTCGTTCTGACCGTCACCGCCTCGGGCGGCGGCAGCTACAAAATGCCGCTCTTCCCTGGAACCTACAACTTCCAGGCCAGCGGGCGGCAGGTTCTCATCTGGCCGCGCGAGGGCTCGACCATCGCCAGCAACCAGAACTCCTCGCTGCTTGTGAGCCTCATCGAAGCACCGACCGCGCACGACACCGCCGGCAACTGCCCGCTAGTCGTCGGCGGCGACCACGGCGAGATCACCGGCAACACCGACCAGATCCGAAACAACCTCCATTGGGCCGTCGCGCTGGCCTGCGGCTTCGATGGCGAGATGGACGACACCGGCTACCGCAAAGGCACGCGCGACACCGGCTATCAGATCGTGACGCTCATGGGCCGGGGAACTATCGGCCGTCCAACGGTAAGCCTCTCCGGCCAGCCGCTCGTGCAGGCGCCGTACCTACTCCTCCCGCCCAACCCAACTACCACCGGAGAGTCCGTCACCGTCGGCAAGTTGTGGGACTGCGTACTGACCTCCGGCACTGCCACACGGGGCACGCGCATGATTCACGACGGCAAGTATTGGCAATGCTTTGGGCGGGCAAGTTACGCGCGAGACATCGGCGTGGACATGTGGATTCTCTCCAACTGAGGACTTATGGCTTCTTTCAAATCGACTTACCTGTGCAACCTCTATCTGAACGCGCTGTATAACGGCGCGGCGTTTGATTCCGTCATTCCCGCCACGATCTACGCCGTCGCCTTCACCGTCGCGCCTACCGTGGCCGGGGGCGGCACGGAATGGACGGACGCGGGTATCTCGCGCGTTGCGAAGACCTGTAATACCACCAACTTCCCCACGGCAACGGCGGCGTCGATCTCTAACGCGACCTCTATCGCCTTCGGCACTCCAATCTCCAGCGCGACCATCGTCGGCGTCGGCTGGATGGACGCATCGAGCGGCGGCAACCTACTCGACTACGGCGACCTCGACGCGCCGAAAGCGGCTACAGCGGGCGTGGCGTTCACGCTGCCTATCGGTGCATTCGTCGGGACGGAGGCGTAACTTATGGCATTCTCAGCAGGACTCGCATGGGATGTGCGAACCACGGGCGATAACTCCAACGGCGGCGGGTTCAACGTCAACGCGAGCGGCACTGACTACTCGCAGCAAGACTCGCCGCAAGTCACGTACACAGATCTCGTTATCGACGCTTCTGTGAATACAAAGCTCACCAGCGCGGCGAATCCGTTCACCTCGGCGCATGTCGGGAATGTGATCAACATCACGTCAGGCACCGGCTTCACGGTCCAGCGCGTCGAAATCCTGAGCGTCGCCGCTGGCGTGGCAACGTGCGACAAGTCATGCGGCACGTTGAGCAGCACGGGAGGGAATGGGAAGCTTGGCGGCGGTTTGCAGACTATCGCTACGACGACCACGTACATGAATAACGCCACTAATGCGATGGTGACGTACATCAAGTCTGGCACCTACACGTTGACGACGAAGATTACGGTACAGCCAGGCAACCAGCAGCCCGAGGCATACATCGGGTACCAGACGACGCACGGTGATTTAGGAACCCCGCCGCTTATTACCACGGCGACCAACAGCACGATTCTCTTTGACATCGGGGCGCACAGTGGGTCGATTTTAAGTTTCATCAACCTCAACCTGTCGAACACGGCGGGAACCCGGTCGTATGGGATCTTTGGCGGCCAGAATTACGCGCAGGTGTTTGCCTATAAGTGCATGTTTGACGGTTTCACGGATGCCATTCAGGGTAGCGGCGGGATTACCGGGTACGGCATCACCATGTCCATGTGGAACTGTGAAGTCAAGAACTGCACCGACGACGGCATCGACGTTTCCGGTGGATTGAACGTAGTCCAGAGCTACATCCATAACAACACAGGCGAGGGCCTCCAGAATGATTCAACTGTCGCCGCATGGGTTGTTGACTCGATCATCGCTGCCAACGGCGGAGACGGGATGAAATGGACAACGCAAAACCAGCAGATCAACGTGCAGGGCTGCACCATCGCAGGGAACGGCGGGGACGGCATCAAGATTCCAGGCACAAATGGAACGCAGTGGGTCTTGCTCAGGGGCGTGAACAACATCTTCTACGGCAACACGGGATATGCACTCAACCAGACAAGCTCCACTGGCCTTGCCAGTAGTTCCGCTGGCCCAAACTACCTCATCAATTGCGCCTTCGGCAGTAACACGGCGGGCAATCTGGATTCCGACGCCACTGCCGCCACGCGGAACCTCTCGCCCGTCACTCTCACCGCAGACCCGTTCACCGCATCAGGCTCCGGCGACTACTCGCTGAACGCCACGGCGGGCGGTGGCGCGGCGTGCCGGGATGCTGGCGTGCCAGGGGCCTTTCCGGGTGGGCTGACTACCGGCTACGTGGACATCGGCGCCGCGCAAGTAGCGGCGGCGGGCGGCGGCGGTGGTGGCGTTAAAACGGGCGTCGGCATGAATGGAGGGATCAACGGATGAAACTCGCAGTTGTGAAGGGGACCACTTCTAAACTGGTTCAGGTGTTCGTCCAGGACTCCTCTGTGACGACAGGCGCGGGGCTAACGGGCCTCGTCTACAACTCCGGCAGTCTTACTGCCTACTATTACAGGGAGGGCGCGGCATCGGCCACCTCCATCACGCTGGCGACGATGACTCTCGGCACATGGGCAAGCGGCGGCTTCAAGGTGGTGGACGGAACGAATATGCCGGGCGTCTATCAGCTCGGTATCCCTGACGCGGCATTGGCGAGCGGGGCGAACTCGGTTGTGATCGTCCTCAAGGGCGCGACGAACATGGTGCCGGTCGTGATGGAAGTAGAGCTCACGGCGGTGGACACTCAGACCACGTTTGGCGCCGCAGTTTGGGATTACGTCCTGGAGGGCTCCTACACGGCAAAGCAACTCTTCCGGCTCTGCACGGCGGCGCTCGTCGGCAAAGTGGCTGGTGCGGCGACGACAAACGTCACGATCCGCGACACGGCCGACTCCAAGAACCGCATCGACGCAACCGTTGACGCCTACGGCAACCGCACGGCAGTGACCCTCGACGCCTCCTAATGTACTTCGCTCCCGCCCATTTCGCGCCTCGGTACTTTGCCCCGCGATACTGGCAGGGCGATACGACACCGGGCGTGCATTTCGCGCCCGCTTACTTCGGTAGCCGGTACTTCGCGCCGCGCTACTTCCCCGGCAGCGTGCTCACACAGGGCGTCCACTGGGCGCCGCGCTACTTTGCAGGCCGGTACCTGCCGCCCCGCTACTTCCCCGGCCGCCCGCAGGAGTCCGGGGCGTGGCCGATCCGCGGCACGAGCACCCGCACCTGGACCGACTCCGCCGAGGTTGAGGGCTCTGTCACTATCGCAGGGACCAGCCAGCGGCTGTGGACGCTCGAAGACGTCACCTCCGGTGTCTGGACGATTCGCGGTACTTCTACGCGGCTCTGGTACGCGGGCACGGCGGGTGAGCCAGACGAGGTGTTCAGGATTCGCGGCACGAGCGAGCGTACCTGGACCGGGACGAACGGAACGTTCCTCATCGACGGCACTAGCACCCGTAGCTGGACGCCAAACATCGGAGTAGCCGACGAGTGCGTCACAGCGGAAGGCGATTACACGATCCTGCCGGATGTCAAAAACTACGTGTTCTGAGCGGCGGCGACCAGCCGGTACGCCTCGGACAGCGGCAGTCTTGCCCGCGCAGACTCCAGGGCGTCGGCAATGCGGCCTTCGCGGATCGCGGCCAGTTCGTCTTTATTCAGCTCTTCCATGACAAGTACTCCTATCTGCATAGTGCTTCGCTAGGCAAAGCGTATCACGACTACCAAGAAAAATGACTACTTTTTTCTTGGTAATTTCCGCCGCGCTTTTGGCGCTGGCGCTACGAAGCGAGGGCCGCCGATGAAACTCCGCACGGCAGCGGTGGACTTGACCGACGACGCGGGGCGGCGAATCGCCGGCCCGTACATGCTCGACTACTCAACCGGAAAAGCCGCGCTACCAGAACAGGCGCGGCGCGACATCAACGACTTAAAAGCGGAGTTCGGGCCGCTGGAATTGAACACAAAGGAGCAACCAAAATGAGCGATTTCTGGAACGGATTCGACCCGGAAACGGAACGCGCGTACCAGGGGCCTGACGGACCCGTGCGCGTCAAGACGCATCCCGCCGTGGCGTTGCTGCGCACGATGGAGCCGACCGACGCGGAGGTGGAAAGCGGGAAGGTGTTCGACTCCCGCATCGCCCGCGCTAAGGAACTCGCCGCCAACGGGCACATCGTAGACGTGCAGATCGACGTGTGGGGCTGGGGCGCAGCGAACACCTACCGGCTGCGGCGCATGTACGGCGCGTCCAGCGTGGCCGACGTATCGGGGATAGTGCGGATTCTGACTCCGCCTGCGCTGTGACGCCCACCCCCGAAGCCCAATCCGCGCTGAACCAAGCGCGCTGGTGGGTGCATCACGGCTACGTCCCGCCCGACCCGATCCGCACGGCGCCCGACCGCTGCTACTACGCCGCGACGGACCAACTGCTGACCGTCATCGCTGACCTGGCTGGCCGCGGCATCCTCGTCGAAACCGCCAAGCCGACGAACCACGGGGCCGACGTGCTGCGCGGGTACAGGGAGGCCGTCGGGCGCTGTTCGGCGCAGATCGTGGTCCACCTCGAGGAGGTCGAATTTGACTTCGACCTGCACAACCCGCGCGACTTGGCTAACGGCATAGGGCATGCCATTGAAGTTGTCAAGAATCGCTTGACAGGTGGAAAAACCGACCCATTTAAGATTGCGGCGCAGCTAAAGAAGCGAGGTGTCTATGGCGACGATGCCGGGTGAAGCGGTAGCGGTGGCGATTCTGGAGTATGCGAAGTCCTGCCGCGAAACCATGAGCCAAGAGAACCGCGATCGCTGGGATGCCGTCGGCGTCGGCATTGCGGAAGATTGGCGCGCCTTCTGGAAGGGGCTAGCGAAATAATGTTCCTTGCACCAACGACAGCATTTAAGGCGAAGATCGCCGCGATACCGGGGATGATACTGGGCTTTTTATGGGGGCTTCCACCTTTGGTGATCGCACTAGTAGTGCTACAGGCCCTCGACATCATCAGCGGCCTTCTGGCTGCCTGGGGTGACGGCGCCGTGTCGTCGGACGCCGGACGGCAGGGTATGACGAAGAAAGCGCAGATGTGGGTGCTGGTTGGCGCGGTCCATACGGTCTGCCAAGTCGGGATCGTCCCGTTTGACGCGGGGCCGCATGTGGCAGGGCTTTTCTGCTTGGTCGAGGTTATTTCGATCATCGAAAATGCCGACCGCTCCGGCGTGAAACTGCCGGCGTTCGTGGTCAACGCGCTCGCCAATGCCCGCACGCGATTGGAGACGCCTCCGAATGGCAAACCTTAACCGCGTCTGGAAACGCTGGATGGCGACCGGCTGTCTGCACTCCACGCACGGCTGCCGCGAATACATGCGGAACGTGCGGGCGTTCAAGGCGGCATTTCAGCCGCACGACTACACCGAACTGGGCGACGTGCTGGAAACGACCTGCCTACGATCCGGATCGCGCGGCACGAAGGACGAAGCCGAACCGCTGGAACCTGACCTCCGCATCGGCCTAGACTGGGTGCGGGAGATGGAGCCGACGCGGTGGATGTGGGGCAATCACGACGACCGCGTGAATGCTCTGCTGACGCACCCGTCGGCCATTGTCTCCGAGCTTGCGCGGCGCCTCCATGCCGATATGATGGCAGCAGCAAAGGCAGCGGGCGCGAAGGTCTACGAGTACGACATCGAGCGCGGCTGGGCGAAGGTCGGGAATATGTACATGGGCCACGGCTACATGTATAACATCAACGCGCTGCGCGATCACGTCGAAATGATGGGCGGGAATGTGGTTATGGCCCATCTGCACGTAGCGCACACGTTCCGCGCCCGCAACCACGGCGGGCACTGGGGTGTATGCGCCGGCACAGGTGGCGATCCGCGCACGATGGGATACGCGCGACGAAGGCGGCAGACGTTGGCTTGGAATCACGGCATCGCCTATGGCGAGTACACGGACAACGATTCGACCATGCAGCTACTCCACTGGAATTGCGGACACGGCGCGAAGGAGGAACCGCGATGGCTAATCTCCTAGCTGACCTCGCCGCAGCGTTAGCCTCCGATGGCATCGAGGCAGTGCCGGACGGCTGGAAAACCGCGCGCCAGATGTCGGAAGAGTCCGGCTATCGGCAAGCGCAGACACAGCGCATTATTGCCCTGAGTATCGAAGCTGGCCGACTGGAAAAGCGCATCTTCCGCATTATGGCGGGGGGGCGCGTGTACCCCGTTCCGCATTATCGGGTGATCTCATGACCCGCGACGAGTGGCATGCCCTGCTGGCCGAGTGGTGTCCGCTGTTGGGTATCGCCACGCCACCGCGCTTGGTCGTCGTGCCCGCCTCCGCGATCCCTGGCTGCGATGCCGTAGCTGAGTTCGACGACACCCGCGCGACACACTGGACCATCAAGGTTCGCCGCGGCTACCACGCGGACCCGGCGCTGATTATGGTCCATGAACTGCTTCACGTCCGCACAGGGCTGACTGATGCGACCCACGAGGCGTGGATCTGCGATGTTTCGGCGGCGCTGGTGAAGGGGTACCGTGCGGCGCCGTGACCTCCTCGCCCTCGCCAAATGCGAACAGCCGCGCTGCCCGGTGGACGACGTGCGGCTGAATGCGTTCGGGCGCGAGTACAACGATTACGTCGAGCGGCTGATGCGCGGGCAACTTGACCTCAAGCAGTGGGACCGGGTTCTGAAGGAGTGGGAGCGCTTGCGGTAACGAAAGGAACACTATGAAATTCTGTCTACTGGGCATCCTAGCCCTCACCCTCCAGGCACAAACCAGCGTCAAGCCTGAGCAAATCCGCGCGCAGCCCGCGCCTGCCGTGCGCCTGCTCGCCTTCGATTCCACCGGCCGCCTGATGCTGCTCGACCTCGGCCCCGGCGTGCAGATCGTGGGCAGCATGGTTACCGCAGCCGTGGACGCTTCCCCGCCCGTCATCGTCTCCACGCGCCTTAAGCGCGACGCCTCGGGCAACTACCCGGCGACCGTGGGCCTGGTGACTCGCAATGGCGTGGTCCAGGAGCGCGGCGGGGACTACAACCTCACCAGCGCCGGACTCGTGCCGGTGACGCCGTGGGACGCGGCCGATATTGTCTTGGCCATCACGGCAGAGCGGGCGCCGGCGCTCCTGCGGGCGGTTCCGTAGGTAGCGGGTAGAACGTGTAGATCAGCCGCTGGAGAGGCCACCAATAGTAGGCCACGCTCAGCGCGAACAAGGACCAGAAAAGCAGCCATTCGCGGCGCGTCAGCGGTTTTTTATTATTCGGGTCTTCCGGCAAGTTCCCTCCCCAAGGAAGACCCCGGCACAGCAGCCGAGGAGCCCCCGTTACCGTAACAGGTAGCGGGGGCTTTTTGCATTTCAGCGGCTTATTATCTGCCTTGCCCCCGCTAATCTGCGGGTGTCTCTCAGCTTGGCCAGCTCCACAATCAGCTTCATCTCAGCCAGCTTTAGGCTTTCCTGCATTTCCCGTACTTCGCTCAACTGCGTCCACAAGAGCTTTTCCGGATCGTGTCTTCCCTCGGATTTCGGAAACGAGAGTATCTGCGCTGACATCGTTGCTCCCAGTTGATCTAGCGATAATCCCATCTAATTCCGCCTTGGCTGCGGAGAGCTTTCGGGCAAGCTCGCTTAAAGACGGTACCAGATCAGCGGTGGGAAGTGTTAAGGTTTTTGCATCTTTATTTACAACGGTTGAATCGGAAAGGGCGAACACTGCCCATGCCCGCGCCATGAGATCGCCCTGCGTGGGCTTCACTCCGGTCGCCTCCCGGTCGGCATTCTGCCGCCGTTGGATCGCGTTCCACAACTCCGTGGAAATCTTTATGGGTTTTCGTTCGTCGGGCATCTCAAAAAACTTTCTCTTCGGGCTACTTTTCTACTTGACTACCTGACTACTTCCGGCATAGGATTGACTTCAGATGACGGTAACACAGCCAGTAACGCCAACAATGTTAGCAAAGCTAGACGACGCTGATTGGGTGCCGAAGACGGGCGACTTTGACCGCGCCGACTACGCCAGGGCGAAGGCTTGTGCTGCCGAGCAGCAGATAGAACTTCGGGTTTTCCTGCGGGCGGCTATTCGCGCCGCAGTCGATCAACACCTAAAGAATACGAGAGGTATAAAACAGTGAATCGCTCTTCGTGGCAACTCATTGACGGCGGGAGACTTCCTGTCGAGATACGCAGAAGCATCCACTCGCAGCTTTTCCGCCTTGGGCACACGCCCCGCGAAGTTGCGATGAGACATGGGATTCGTGATGCGCGCGCAGTCGCCATTGCGGTGGAGGTCGAGCGCGAAGACGCAGAAAGACGGGAGCGGGCTGCGTTCGGGGCAGGTCGTCGCTCGCTCCTGACGCCACCGCCAGCCACCGCAATGCGCCGCGCGGCCTAACAATCTTCTCCGAAGCGACCTGGGGCGGGATGAGCAACGCCCCGATTTTTAAAGGATATGACATGAACTGCGGATACTGCCGGAATTGCACGCACTGGGAAGCACGTGACTTTGTTTACGTGATGGAGTTCGAACTAGGCGTCGGTCACTGCCTGAAAGCAGAGCAAGATTTCCCTGAAACGAAAGCCATGGCGATGTACCAGAATGATGAGCCGTGCCTGGTCACTGCGCCAGATTTTGGCTGTGTTCAATTCGAGGCAAAGACGTCAACGCTGTGAGTGCCGGGATTTTGCCGACGGCATTCGGAGCGAAGGTGGCGCGGCCCAATTTTGCCGACTAGACCGCGCCGGGTGTTGGGGAAGGGAGCGCCTAGCCCAACGATGGAAGTCTATCACACAGGAAAGGAGGACAGATATAATGCTTGCAGCGAATCTTCGCGCGGGAGATGACTGGTTGCGACGAAAAGGCCAACAGCAGGGCTCAGTGCAGCGCCGTGGCGACGAGTGGCACATCTTCTTTCGCCAGCTCGTAGCCGACGAACTGGGCAACGCCACTTGGAAGCAAACCTCCCGCGCCGTGGGGCCTGCAGTTGGGCCGGAACGGCTGACGAAGCGGCAGGCTCTCGCCAAAGGCCAGCAGGACCACGTCCACCGGGCGAATGGCCTCACGCTCACACCGGGCGGCGCCGCTACTCTTGAGCAATTCATTGACGCGAAGTATCGACCGGATCACATCGCGCAGCTCCAGGCCTCGGCGGACTACGAGTCCATCATTCGGTGTCACCTACTGCCGTCGCTCGGGCACTGCCAGTTACGCGACATCAACCGCGCTATGTGCCAGGCGCTGATCTCAGAGAAGGTCAAGGCCGGGCTTTCATCGCAACGGGTGACCCATGTACGCAATATACTGTCCTCCATCTTTCGCCACGCCCGCCGCTTGAACTACGTTGCCGGGGAGTTACCGACCGCTGACCTGATACTCCCGAAGATGCGCCGCACAGAGCGGCAGCCGTTGAGTGAGACGCAGATCGCCGCCGTTCTGCAGTTCCTCCCTGAATCTCGCCTGCGTGTAGCTTTCCGGCTGATGTGTGCGGTTGGTCTTCGCGCGGGTGAGATGGCGGGACTCCGGTGGTGCTGCGTCAATCTGGGTGACGCGCCGATACTGGCGGGGAACGACTGGGTGATGCCTCGGTGCCTACTGGTCCGCGAGCAGTACCGTCGCAACGAGTGGGCGGAACTGAAAACCGTACATAGCCGGCGGACGGTGCCGCTCGTTGATGAGTTGGTCGAATTACTGACCGAGTGGAAAGCCGCGGCGAAACGGACAGGCGAAGCTGACCCGGTGTTCGCTGGCCGGAACGGCTCACCGATGGATCACCACAACGAACTGTCGCGGCGGCTGAAGCCCGCGTGTGTGAAAGCCGGGGTCCCGTGGGCTTCGTGGCACTCGGCACGGCATACGGCATCGACTCAGGCTGATCGGGTGATGTCGCAATCGGAGAAAATGGCGCTGTTGGGCCATACGACGGCGAGGGCTTCGGCTGGTTATACGCATGTCCAGGCGGACACGATGCGCGAGCGGCTGGAAGAGATGACGGCTAAGGGGAGGGTTTCGTGACACTTGCCGAAAAATGGCCGCGCGCCCGAGCCGCCGCAATCCGAACGACGATTCAAAACATGGACCTTTGCGGGTGTGGCACTGACACCGCTTGGGAGTGCGTTCGTGAAGTGCTGGAAGAGGCGGAACATCATTCTCGCGAAGGCTTTTATCGATACAAGTGGCTGGAGTTTGGCGCGCACATCCTCGACGGCAAGGCGCTACTGGAGCATGGTTCCGGTATCGGTTTTGCCTGGCTGACGGACGCGGGCCGTGAGCTATTGGAGTTCTTGCGGGAGTTTGGCACATGTGGCGCGTGCTTTCCTAACGATGACGCAGGCACGCACCCACTGTGGACGATTGACCTTGGCTGGAGCGCTGATGTGGAAAAACCAGACGATGCGTATTCCGAGTGGGCTCGAAGCGCTGGAGCAACGCTTTCTGTTAGCAATCCGTTAGCAACGGCCAAACCGGCCGAAGCCGACGAAACCAAAAACAACGTGATACCATAGGCTTACAAACACGGGCGCGTAGCTCAGTTGGATAGAGCATCAGCCTTCTAAGCCCAGTGTCACCCTACATTTCAGGCGTGCCGACACCTGAAATCAACTACTTACCGGGATGCGAATATCAGCCAAAACAAGGCTGATGGACACTTTCTGTTAGCAAACTGTTAGCAAGAGCCCCGCAAGCCGACGCGGGGCAGGAGAGGGAGCAAATGGAGAACCACAGGTATCCACACGATGCCGCCGCGGTCCCGTCGCCGGGAGCGCGCATGGCGGGAGAGATTTTAGAGCGCGCGATGCGGCGTAAGCAGGCGTGGCGCATGGCCTGGGCGCTGATTGAGAAGAAGGCCAAGCAGGGCGACCACGAGGCCGCGGATTTGATTGCGTTCGTGGACGCGGGCGGTGCGGCATGAAGGGCGCAGGCATCCTGATGTCGGTCATCGCTGGGCCGATTCGAGCGTACTCGATCCAGCTCCACTGGACGTGGTTTCTCACGCCAGTCGTGAAGATCACGGCGCCTTCGCTCGGTATTTGCTACGGGCTGATGTTGACCGCGATGCTTTTGACTTTTGTGTATCCCGGCGAAAAGCAGGAGGAGAGTGCGGAGGCGCAACTCAAGCGCGGTATCTTTCACTTGGTTTACGGGTGTTGCTCTATCGTCATTGGCTACATCGTCCACCTGATCGGCGGTGCGGCATGACATCCGTCTGGCTCGTTGACTCTGGCGACTACAGCTCCTATTCCGTGGACGCCATCTTTTCGACGGAGGAGCAGGCGAAGGAGTTCGCGGAGCACTCCGGCGGCGACTATCACGAGTGGCCGCTGAACACCTGGACGGTCGAGCAGGCGAAGTTCACCGTCATGTTCGATCTGGCGGGCAACATCGTTGAGGTCTACGAGGAGCCCTACACCGACGATCTCATGGAGGAGCAACTCAGCGCTTCCAGCGGGCATAGCGGTCGTATCGTCGTCCGCACCCAGCGTGGGCCGCGCGAACGGGCTATCAAGATCGCATCGGAGAAGTTCATTCAGATCCGCGCGAAGATGGACGAGGCGCTGACAAGGCTGGAGCGGGCCGGGTGCGATGACCCGACTTATCAGCGGCAACTGCAAATCGAAGTTGCCGCCATACTTGCTGGGATTGAAGCGGCTCCGGCGGGCGATTCGCGGTTTGAGCGCATGGTGCTGAGTGCGCTGGCCGAGACGGGCGGTGCCCAATGACCCCCGTCGCCATGGACCTGATTCTGAACTGGCGCGAGCGCCACGAACGGCGCGCTCGGCGTTGCATGTTGTCGATGGGTTTTGTGATCGTTGCTCAGACGCTCGTCATTCTTTGGCTGGCGGTGGGGCGATGAAGTGGCGCGAAACACTCGAGTTCCTGGCCGCAGCAAGCGCGGTGCTGGTTGGGTATGCGGCATTTATTGGCCTCGTCACATACGTAGTAGCGACGGTATGGCTGGCGGTGACCCGATGAGCGGCGCACGGCGGGCGAACTGGCGGACGGAGCTACTGGAGGAGGCGGCGACCATCAAAGCCGATATGAGCGCCATGGAAAGGCGCATAGAAATCATGATCGGCGCGGAATCGGCGTGTCGAATTAAAGCCGAGAACGCATTGCGCGACCGTATAGCGGAACACCACGCGCGCCAGTTTGACATCAACGCTGGGTATGGCGTGCGGCTGGACAGACTAGATCGCCGTGAACGCCGGCTCCGCTGGACGGTTTACGGCATGGTGGTCATCTCGGCCCTTCGGACGGCTTGGGCGGTGATTTATGGGTGACTTCGTGAACGCCCAGCGCTTCGACCAACTCGAAGCCCACACGCCTGCCGTCTCGCAAGACCCGTCGCAACGGCGGAACTTCATCGGTGGCACCGATATCGCCCATGTTCTCGACTTGGAGCCCTACGGCTGCGCGCGGCGGTTGTGGTACCAGAAGACCGGCGCGCCGGAGGACCGGGCCTTTCGGATGACCGGGCCGATTGTCGCCGGCAAGCTCATGGAAGACGGCATTGCCGAGATGGTTGCCGAACTGCGGCCGGACTGGAAGATACGCCGCAAGCGCGCCAGCGCCAACGGGCACGAACTGCAGCGGGTGGACCGGGCCATCGTCGGACAGGAACGTGGGCCGGGGGTGTTGGAAATCAAGACCGTCTCCGACCGCGCCTACTGGGATTGGAAGCGCGACGGCGTGCCGCTCGGGTATCTGATGCAGGTCCAGTGGTACATGCGAGTGCTCGGCTGGAAATGGGCCTGCATTGCGGCGCTGAATCGGGACACCGGGCAACTTGACCTGTACGAGATCGAAGCGCGGCCGGAACTAATGGAGTCGGTGGCGGAAAAGGTCCATTGGTTTATGTCGCATCACGTCGAACAGCGCGTGGCGCCGGTATGGCTGGAAGTGCGGGACGGGCGTTGCGAGTCCTGCCAGTGGGAGCCGACATGCCAGATGGACGAATGGTCGGCGGTGAGTGATCAGGGGCTAGTTCAGATCGAAGGACTCGCGCCGATGGTGGCGGAGTATCAGCGGACGAAGGATCTTATCAAGCGTGCGGAGAAAATGGCCGACGTTCTCCGCACGGGCGACGAGTCCGCGGAGGACGAACCGCACCGGCTTGGGATTGACGCGCTGTTAGGCGTCAACGAGCAAGCGCGGGCGAGTGCGGACGAGCGGGTTGTGTTTCGGGTGGTTGAGACGCAGCGCATCGACACCGATGTGCTGAAGGCGAAGTACCCGGACGTGTATGCAGATGTGTTGAAGCGGTCGGTTTCGCGGCCGCTACGGATTTTCAAAATCAAGGGAGCAAAGTAATGAGTACGCAAGCAATTCAGCCGGAACAAGCACCGGCACAGGCGGCGGCAAAGTCCGTCCTCGATGACATCGTAGAGAACCAGGCGGCACGGGCGCAGGCGGAGGGGGCGAAAGCCGATCAGTTGACGGCGAAGATTTACGCCAGCGACGCGAACGCCTACACCATCGCCATGGGACGAGAGCTAGGGCTGAACGCGGCGACCTCGCTGCAGCTTATCCATATCATCGGCGGGAAGCCGTCACTGGGCGCGGGCGCTCGGGCGATGTTCTTGGCGCAAGCCGGGTACTCGTGGCGCCCGGTGGTCCACACGGACAAGCAGTGCACGCTGCGCTTCTCGTACCGCGGGGAGATCATGACCGACGTAAACGGTCAACCGTTGGACGTGACCATCACGATGGATGACGCGGAGCGCGCCGGGTGGGTGCAGAATTCGCGCGGCACGGGCAAGGCTGGAAACTACGACAAGATCCCGAAAAACATGCTCTTTGCCCGCGTGATATCGAACTTCCACCGCTGGTATGCGCCACAGGTAGTCGGGGCGCAAGTCTACGATGCGGGCGAGGTGACGATGGACTCCATCATCGACGCGACGACGGCGAAGAGCGTGAGCAAGCTCGATGCGCTCGAAGCTGAACTGATGACGGCGACGGCCGATAAGGCGGTGGCGTGATGTCGAATTTCACGCACGGCGACTGGTACACGGGCGGAATCACCGCCGTGGACTACATCAAGTCGCATAACAAGGGCACGCCAGGCCTGCAGATCACCGTTGACGTGTCCGACCGTGGTCACATCTCCGGCGTCTGGTGGCTCACGGCGTCGATGGTGAACGATCCGAACGACAAGACGCGCAAGGTGCCGCAATGGGAGGCCGCGCAGATCCGGTGCAAGCAGTTCGGCTGCACGCAGGATGGCTTGGTCCACCCGGAGACGTGGCTGTGCCATATCCAGGAGGTCATGATTGGCCAGCAAGCGTCAGTCATGGCGGAGGTCAACAACTACGGCGACACGTCCGCGCAGGTGATTTGCAAGCCGAAGGCTGGAGGTGGCAGTAGCTTTGCGCGGGCAACGGCGGCGGCCTCACCTTTCGCCGCGCGGCCGGCCAATAGCGACCCGTTCGCCGTTGGCGACGACGACCTCCCCTTCTGATCCACCGCGAGCCAGCCGCTCGCGGCCTGCCGACCAAATACAGCGCACGATCTCGGAAATCAGCGCGGGCCGGCAGACCGGGGGCGGAATGCTTCCAGAAACGAGGTAGTCCGTATAGCCACTGACTAGCTGAGGATTTGCTGAATTCTAGGGGCCGGGAAGAGACTACCGGCCCCGCAAACGAAAGGGCCAAATGCCGCGCGAACTTACCTGCACCTGTGGCGACTGCCGAACCTGCCGACGCCGCGCGTATAACCGGGCGGTGCGACTGGATCGTATGCAGGCCGTCCGTGGCGATAACTGGGCGCAGCAGGCAGAGGGCGAGGCGTGGATACTACAGCGGTACGTGTGCCCGCTGGCGGAAGTGGCTGAGTACGGGTTAACCCGCAGCTCTCGACGAGCGGCGGCGGAATAGGAGAGAGCATATGGATTGGATAAAAGAGGTTGAGGGGGCGCTGAAGACAGCTTGGGAATACGCAGAGAGGGAGATACATGGGCAATGGGACGAGGACGCGATGTTAGCCGAGAAGCAGATCGCTGAAGCCCTATCCGCCCTCCGCGCTAACCGGGGCGCGGGGGAGTGGATGCCGATTGCGGAATTACCGAACGAAAGCGACGATGAGTTCTATGTCGGCGGCTGGTTTACCGTGGCCCACGGGCATCGGTGGCAGCAAGCACTTTGCGCTCATATCTCGAAAGGCGCACGCGAGAGGCTGATCGGGCGTGGCTACACCCACTTCTACCGCCCCATCCTCCCACCGCCCCCCAAACGTGACGCTGAACCGCCAGAGGTCATCCCCGGAACCCACGCGGCGCTGGACGGACTGCGGATACGAGAGGTGGAGTGATGCTGGTTAAGTTTGAAGGGATGGCTAACAATGCCGCTGTTTGGGTTCAGTCCGTGCATGTTACGCATATAGCGCAAGTCGGCAACGGCGTGGTGGTAATTAGCCTAGTTGATGGTGCCACCGTAACGCTTGACAATACCGCACTCGACGAAGTAGCTGCGCGGCTAAACGTGGAGGGCAGGTAGATGGACGGACGCATATTTGACGGGCTGATCAGCTTCGTGCTGTTCCTCGGTGCTTTGATCGGTCTGGTTGTGGCGGCGCTTGGATACGGCGCATGGTGGCTGTTCTGCCATATTTCAGTGAGGTGGGTGTAATGCAAATCATAATCTACGCCGAAATCCTAGCCGCCATCGGCGCGGCCACGGTGTTTCTGTACGCGCCAGTGCGCACCCTCCGCTACATCGCCCGTCACTGCCTCCTGCAAGCGCGTGGACTTGAGGCTCGCGAGCGGGCCATTGCGGCGGAGCGGGATGAAGTTTGGGAGGTGGTGTGATGATGGAAAAACCGTTGAATCAAGTGGCATGGGAAGCCATGAACGCCAATTGGAATATGGGAGCAGAGGATAGCTGGCAAGCCGTAGCCGACGCCGTGGTCGCCGAACACGAGGCGCGGCGGTGGAAGCCGATTAAGGCACTGGGAGAGGAGACTATACGCGGCACGATTGGCCGGTGGCGGCTGGGTGAATGGGAGACGCAAACAGGCTACTTGTACTTGCCGCACTGGGTAAAGGATGGGTGGACGCATGTTTGCACGCCAATTACCGCCCTCCCCGCGCCGCCGACGAAGGAGGAGAGCGATGCGAGTTAGATACAGCATGCCCGATACTGTTGCCGACAACGAGCTTTCATGGGCTGAGAACTTCGACGACGGAGTTCATGACGGCGATGTGTGTGATTTTTTTGGGACTCCATACCGGACACATATCCCTAAGTTGACGGAATATCAAAGGCGCCAGCGTGCCGAGTGGTTTCGGGCCATGCGCAATAAGGAGTCGTCCAATGCCGGAAAAGCATAGCGCGGATTGGCTGCGTGGGGCGGTGGAGTCGCTAAACCGAGCGCAGCGAGACTTCACCGTTACCGTGCCGGAACTACAGGCTGAATACGTGGAACTCCTCGCCGAAGCCGAAGCCCGCGAGGCGGGTGATGGCGTAATGAAGATTATGGATGCGGTGTGGTACACGAACGAAGCCCGCGAGGCCAGCGTGCAAGGGGTAGCCGACTGCGGGTGGGAAGGCCATGACGGCATGTCGCCGTATTACGACCCAGAAGCGCCTCATTCCGGGTGTCCTTGGTGTGGTGGTACGGGTAAGGTTTTAGTGGTGAAGGCCAGCGAGGCCAGCGTGCCCACGGCGGCGGAGGTGAAGGCTCAGATCATTGCCGAATATATCGACATGAACAGCACGACTTGCGACTGCTGCCAGCACGTCATGATCGACGTTACCGCAACTGAAAAGGGTGGTCGATCTCATTGCGTAGCGGGTGACCCGGAAGGCGAAGGCAGTGGGTGCGCGTGGGGGATGCACCAGGACGCAAGCCAGAGACCCACGGCGACGGAGGTTATTGCGGAGTGCCGGAAGGCGTTCCACCGCATTTACTGGGACCACGAGGAGGCCGAGGACATGGAGCGCGAGGCGAAGGAAATGATCGCCAAAATCGCCGCGTGGGAGGTGGCGCAACGTGAAGCATAGAACAGGATACACACCCGTCGAAGCCTACGAATGGCTGGCTAAGTGCGAGTGCGGATGGATGAAGCGAGTCGGCGGAAAGATTGATGCTGTGATTGCCGAGTGCGACATGCACCAGTTCGAGAATGGGCCTTCAGCGGCAGACTTGGCAGCGGATTTCACCGCCGAGCGCGACCAGCTCCGCGCCGAGGTCGAGCGAGAAAAGCAGCGGGCAGACCAAACACAAGCAGATGTGGAGGTAGGCGTGCGAGTCGCCTCTGACCTCCGTGCCGAGAACGAGCGACTGCGGACTGGTGATCTCGGCGAGGCCTACAACTGCGGAGAGCAGAAGATCATGGGCCTGCTGGAGGCAGCCAATACACGCACTAAACAGCTCACCGCCGAGTTGGCTGAAGTCAAAGAGCAGCGCACGTACTGGGAGGAAGCCGCTATCGAGATGCGCGGCTACAAAGAAGCAGCCGAGCGTGAGCGCGACGAGGCCCAGGCGCTGGTGGGGGAGTTACGGGGGAAGATAGGGGCACTCCTGTCTAACGTCACGGATCGCGACATCAACGCATATAAAGCGCTTGCGCGTGATGACGGACAACCGCGCGACTACCCGATTTTAGTCACTGATCTAGCGTTGATTGATGCCTACGCCGCCCTCACCACCACCGCACCGCAGGCCATCGGACGGCTCCAAGCTAAGGTGATGCGGGAGATGGCCCGGTATCTGCGCGGCGTCTCGGGCGACTGCAAGGAAGAAGGGCACCACCAATACGACCTATGGAAAGGACTCGCGTCAGCCGCCGACGATTGCGAAGCCGAAGCCGACCGACTGGAGGCCGAGAATGGACGCTGAGCGGCTGGAGGAGTTGGCGGCGCTAGCCACCAGCGAATCGAAGTACTTCACGTATCGCGGCCCATGCACCGAGCAAGACCTCCGCGACCTCGCCCGCTGCGCTGCGGCCTGGGCGAAGGTGGAGCGGCATTTAGCAGATAACAGGAGTTCGTCGCTTGGCGGAGTGGATGTAGGGAATGGGCCGAGTTGGGCTTGGTGGGTTGACGATGACACGCCTATCATTCGTTCTACCGCCATCGAAGCCGTCGAAGCCGCGCCGGAGGTGAAGCCATGATCGACCTGACGATGTGGGTGTTGGTAGACAAAGGCGGGCAAGTGAAGCGTGACCCGGAAGGATACATGCTGTTTGATACTCGCGAGCAAGCCAAGAGATATCAGGGCTACTTGATGCGACCAAAAGAGTGGAAGGTGAAGAAAGTGAAGGTCACCGATGCGAAGTAAGGAGGAGGCGCGGAAGCGAGTAGTAGACGGCGAACGCTGGAAAGACAAGCGCGGCGCACTATACCAGGCCTTTAACGTCGGCTGTCAAATCAGGCTGGAACTAACCCACGTTCCACGCATCCCTTGGCTTGGGATGGAGACCCGGTTCATGTCCGGTCCGACGTGGTGGAAGTGGACGGCACGCGCCGAGTACCTGGGCGGTGCGGAATGAAAGGGAAAGAAATGAAAGTAATGAGTCCAGATGAATATGAATGGCGCGTAGGTGTACTTCGTGCTGCTCTGAAAGGCGTACACGACTGTGCAATGCGGGCAGTGGGTAAGCCTCACGAATACGAGTCATGCGTGACATTTATCGCAAATACAGCAGATTTCTCCTTAGGCGAAAAGAGCCACGATTTTTTTGCCGTTGGGAAGCGATGGAATGCAGTAGGGGCGAAGCGCGAACTTGAGCAAATACGCGGCCTACTAGAAGATGGAGGGTATATAGATTCCCCTATCTTAGCTCACGTCAATCAGAGGATTGAGGAATTAAAGGCATCACTGGAGATATTAAAATGATCCGCCGCGTCCGCATGGCCCGCAAGCGGCTGGGGATTGCGCGGGAGAGTTACCTGGGGGCGCGAAAAGCCGAGAACGCACGATGTGAAAACGGCTGGATTGACGTTTCTCCTGCTTGGAATCGAGTGGACCGACGCTGGCGCACCCTCCGCGCCATCGAGCGAAGAAAGGAGAAACTAACGTGAACGAAGGCAGCTACACTATCACCGACCGAGACGGGCACCCAATTGTCACTGTAATTGAACTATGGGAGACGTGGACAAAGTGCCACCGCTGTAACGCCGACACAATCTCTAAATGGGGACTACCAGTGCGCGAGGATACGGCTGAATACTGTGACCCTGACTACGCTGGCGAGTGGGGCGGAGTGCCAGCGTGCAAGCCTTGTTTTGACTGGTATGAGGCGCAGTATCCGAAGGCGGTATCATGAAGACCCTTCGCCTCACCCGCGCCGAAGCCGCCGCCTACACCGCAGGCGAGCGGCGGTTCTGGCGGCAGACGAAAGAAGCGCGATGCAAGGACTCTGGAGTACCGCTGGCACCGTGCGAGATTGCCGGAGAAGTGAATGGCGGTGACTATCGGCTATGCCCCTACGGGAAGCCCAAAGACCATATTCTGATCGCGACGAGCAAAGTGCTGTCTCACCTGCACACCATCACCGCCATCACCGTCGAGCAGCGCAACGGGCGCTGGGGCTGGGTTGTGGAGGTGGGTGCGTGATTGAGAAGCAAACGCAATCCGTATTCTGCGTTCGGTTGACCGCACATACGCCGCGCCGAAGGTTTTTCACGAAAGCTGCGGCGTGTCGGTGGTACGCCATGGAGGCGTATAAGGAGAAGTACAAGCAGCGCCGATGCAGTTGTGAAACCCACTCAAACGGCGGCGTCGTTACGTGTGAGTGGTGTTGTGACCACGATAGGCGAGAGCAAGTGGTTGCGAGGTTCGCCAAGTGGCTAAACCGGAGGATTAAATCATGACCCCCGCACGCACGGCGGAGGTGCTGCGGGGAATTAGCCGCAAGCCGCACGTACTGACGGAAGCCGAGCGGCGTGCTGTGCCGATTGGCGCTGATGCGCTGGAGTTTCAGGAATGGCTGTTCGGCTATACCTCAAACGGCTGGCTTCGGATATGGGGACTGTATTTGTCGCGGACGTGGCAACCCACTGACTCGTTCCTCGACTACGCGCGGGCAGAGTGGGAGAAGGAGAGGAAGGGATAAATGGGATACCAACAGGAAGCGGGATTACGAGAGCAGGTAGCTGACGCCAATATCTGCATCGCCACCCTCGAAGCCGCTCTCGCCGAGGCGCGGGAAGACTTGGCGCGACTAAGAACAGCGGCAGAGAAGCTACTCGATGGACTTGAGGCCCAGCGCCCGGTGCAGCCGCAGTGCATGTTGGTTAAGTTCGCACGCAAAAACCTGCGCGCCGCCATCGACGCCGCCCGAGGCCGCACATGACCCGGCCGCCACCGCAACTCGCGCGCATCGCCGAACTTGAGCACGTCTACGCCGACGAGTATCCAACGGCGCCGCGGGAGCAGCGAAAGCGCTGGGCGGTGGAAGGGGCGCAGTATGAGGCCGATGAACGGGACGCGATTGTAAACGAGCAGTAACCCCGGTTTGCCGACTCGGGGGAGAGAAACGAAAGGGAGCAAAAATGCCAGCACCACGAAAACCGTGGGTGCCGGGGACGCCATGCGCGATCTGCCGGACATCCATCGAGAATTCAGACGACCGATACAAAGGCAAGGGCCGCCTATGCAAGACCTGCGGCAACGACACGCGCCGGCAGCAACGGGAGGCTGCGCGGGCGCTAACGCCTGTACCTTGCCGGTCCTGCGGCACGCCGATGACCGACGGGCGAGAGAAGCGATTTGGACGCTGTGGCGGCTGCAAGGCGGCGAATGCCGGGATATGCGACTGCGGCGCTCCGGTCCACATCGGCAAGCGGTGCATCGACTGCTATCGCATCGCCCAGGCCGCCGCGCAACGCGCGAGGCGGCACGGCGAGGTATTGCGGTGCAAGTGCGGGGCGAAGATCACCAAGGGCTCGATGTGCCGGCCGTGCGCGGGGCTGATTGCTTCCGCTGCGGCGAAGGTGGCGCGGGAGCGGAAGACTGAGCCGGAGGTGCTACCGCCACCGCGCAACATCGGCGCCGCATGGCCGGGGCTTCGCGGACCGGGTGGCGAGTGGGAGCATGGGCCGACGCTCGTGGCGTCTTGGGCGACGTTGGATGGGGGGCGGGCGTGAGGGCTTGGACCCTAGCCCACTCCCGCCTCATCGCGGAGCGGGCAATGGAGTGGCAGGTATTCGAGCACAACGGGCGGCTGTTCCTCGTTGAACCCGCGCAGCGCCCGGACTGGCTGACGACATGCGCGGTGCCCGACTGGCCTAACGATCCTGGGGCCGCGGCTATGGCATTGGCGGCTTGGTGCATGGAGACGGGGGCAACTGTGAGTATGGCGTGGTTCCCGGAAAGCCGATTGTTTGGGGTGGCGATCAGCCATCACTACGACATGCGGAAGCGCACTGCTGGCGAGGCGCGGAAGTGGGAAACGGCTGTGATGCTGGCGGTTTTGGCGGGGGTGGAAAACCGGTGAATAACTGAAATTTGCGTAGATACGCACTCACTGTAATCGTAAAGATACCCGCTATGCCGACGCGGGCAAGGGAGCAAATATGCCGAAGAGGCAATCAGAAAACGAAGTAGAGGACGCGGTGTGTACGTGGCTACGCATCGAAGGGTGGATCGTGCGGCGCCAACACGTCGGGACGTTCTACACCCGCGACGGGCGACCGATATCCATGGGTGACCGTGGGGAATGTGACTGGCGCGCATTCCGTCCGATGAAGCACGTTCCTGGCGCGGCGGCGTATCTGGAATTTGAAGCCAAAGGAACCGGTAAGAAGCCGTCCGACGAACAGCGCGAGTATATGGCGAAGCGGCGCCGGCAGGGCGTCGTCTGTATCTGGGCTGACTCACTGGCGGAGTTTCTGTACCAGTATGCGAGGGCTTATGCAGACCCTTCGTGACTACCAACTTACCGGCGAACAGCAGATCCGCGAACGCATTCGCGCCGGGTACCGCCGCGTGCTGTATGTCCTGCCGACAGGCGGCGGGAAGACGACCGTGGCGGCTTCAATTATTCACCAGGCGCGCGGGAAGGGCTCGAAGATCGTGTTTCTCGCACATCGCAAGGAGTTGATCGATCAGGCAAGCGCGCGCCTCGATGGCCTCGGTGTTCACCACGGCATCATCATGGCGGACCATCCGCGCTCGAATAACGCGCCGGTACAGGTCGCCTCAATCCAGACGCTTCACCGCCGCGGACTGCCGTGGGAACCGGATCTAGTGTTCGTGGACGAGGCGCACAGAATTCGGGGTAACAGCTATCAGCAGGTTATAGCCGATTGCGGGCGCGCCGTTGTCATCGGGATCACCGCAACGCCGTGCCGGACGGACGGCAAGGGCCTTGCGCCACCGTTCGAGTCCATCGTTCTCGGGCCGTCGCTGGCTGAACTCACCGTCATGGGCTACCTCGTGCCGTCGCGGACGTATGCGCGAAAGAAACCGAACTTGGCCGGTGTCCACACGACGGCGGGCGACTATCAGCAGGACGAGTTACAGGAAGCCATGAACCGGCCGGAAATTGTCGGCGATGTCGTCAAGGAGTGGCAGAAGCACGCGGCCGGACGGACTACGGCTATCTTCGCGGTTGGCGTGAAGCACTCTATAGCCCTGTGCGAAGCGTTCCGCGCTGCTGGCGTGGCGGCAGAGCACTTGGCGGGTGAAACATCCACCGGCGAGCGCGAACGCCTCCTACGCGATCTGGCGAGCGGGAAAATCACCGTGCTGACGAATTGCGGAGTGCTGACCGAGGGGTGGGACTGCCCGCCTGTGTCGTGCGTGTCCATTGTGCGGCCGACGCAATCGCTCGCGCTGTATCTCCAGATGGCAGGCCGCGCGCTGCGGACGGCGCCGGGCAAGACGGATTGCGTGATTCTCGACCATGGCGGGTGCGTGTATCGGCATGGGCTTATCACCGCCGAACGGCAGTGGTCGCTCGAAGGCGAAGAGTCGCGGGCGCTCGGCAAACGAACGAAAGACGTGGCTGACATGGTGAAGGTATGCCCGGACTGTGACCGCGTGGCGGAGCTTACGGATGAATCGTGCCCGTGCGGGTATGTGTTCACGAAGCGGCGCAAGCAGACGAAACAGGTGGACGGCGAGCTGGAACTCGTGGCCGACTCGAAGCCGATCACCGAGGACGAGAAGCGGCGGAAATACGAATGGTTTTTAACGCAGCAGCACACGCAACGGACGAAATCAGGCGCGCCGTATTCGCCGGCGTATGCCGTGATTAAGTTCCGCGCGATGTATGGGCATCAGCCGAAGCGGGGATGGCGGGAGGCGTGGATGGAGCGGAACGCACAGGCGGCGGGCAGTTACGGTCTGCGAGCGGCTGGCGTGAATCTACCGGAGGCCGACCATGCTTAACGCCGCCCTAGCCTACGCCGCCCGCGGCTGGCGGGTTCACCCGCTCAAACCGAAAGACAAAACGCCGATCAGTAAGAACGGCTGCAAAGACGCCACCACCGACAAAGACCAAATCTGCAAGTGGTGGGCAAAATTCCCCGACGCGAATATCGGCCTCGCCACCGGATACGAGTTCTTCGTGCTCGACATCGACCCCGACGGTATGGCGTGGTACGAGGCGAACGATCTGCCGACAACACATGAGGCCGTCACCGGCCGCGGCGGGCGGCATCTGCTGTATCGTATGCCGTCGGGCGGCGTTATTAAGAACTCAGCCGGCAAGATCGCCCCCGGCGTGGACGTTCGCGGCATTGGCGGCTACATCTGCGCGGCGCCATCGCTGCATCCGAGCGGGACGCCGTATACCTGGCTGGACTGTGACGGTGAGGTACCGGACGGGCCTTGCGCGGAGGCTCCGCTGTGGCTGGTGGATATGGCGGTGAAGCTGGCGGACCCTGCCGGCCAGAAGTTTACGATGCCGGATCAGATAGCCGAAGGCGGGCGCGACAACACGCTCTACCGTCTCGCCGCGTCGATGCGGGCGCACTCGTTCGAGTATGCGGACATCCGCGCCGCGCTGACAGTAGCCAACGCGCGATGCGTGCCACCTCTGACAGACGCAGACCTTGACCGTATCAGCCGCTCGGCCTGCACGAAACCACCCGGCAAGTCACCACAGTACCAGCAGCGCCAGATACCGCCCGCGCCGATGGCGCCGATAGAACCGGTGGTTCACGATGCCGAGTTTGTGGACGAAGACGAGATCGAGACTCACGCGAAACTGACGCCGAACGCGCTTGCTGACCGCATCATGGCGCGGCATTCGATCATCAACGCCGACGGGTACATCTATGAGTATACCGGGCGATTCTGGGAACTCGTATCGCCGGAGCGGCTCAAAGCCCTGTCCGCGCAATACGACGGCAAAGTGAACACGAGCCAGAAGCGGCGCTCGGAGATAGCCGACTACATCCGCACGCAATCGCACGTCAAAAACCAGAAGTGGCGAGATCTGGAGCCGTTTGAGGTGCCAGTAGGCAATGGCGTGGTGGATATCCGTTCCATGACGCTGCGTCCGCACCGGAAAACCGACATGATCCAGGCGTGCTGCCCAGTTGAGTTCGATCCGCGGGCGCAGTGCATTGAACTGATGTCCTGCTTGGCTACATACTTCGGCAAGGACGAAGACGGCGAAGCGAAGGCCGCCGCCCTGCAGGAGTTCTTCGGATACTGCCTCATGCCTCACGCCAGGTACAAGAAAGCACTGCTATGCGTCGGCGAATCGGATTGCGGCAAGTCCACGATACCGTACCTGATCCGGGAGCTCGTCGGGCGCACGAACGTCTGCTCGGTAAGCGTCGAGGATATGGACGACAGCCGAGCACGGGCGCCGCTACTCGGGAAGCTGGTCAACCTCCTGACCGAACTGACATCAGACGCCATGATCGCCGACGGCGGATTCAAGACCCTGGTGAGCACAGAGGAGCCAATCCAGTTCGATCCGAAGTATCTACCGCCGATCATGGATATTCCGGTCTGCAAGCACGTCATCGTCACGAACACGTTGCCGACGATCAACGACCGGAGCCGCGGGACTTACAATCGACTGCTCATCGTTCGATTCAACCACGTTATTCCTCGCAGCGAACAGGACCGCGGTATCTGGGACAAGTTGGCCGAGGAGATGCCTGGGATACTTCAGTGGGCACTGTGGGGAGCTCAGCGGCTGTACCATGCCGGGGGAACATTCACGGCGGCCGGCGAGGCTGAGGTGGAGCAATACCGAACACAGCAAGACCCGCTGATGGGGTTTCTCTTAGACGAGTGCGAGGTCGGCGAGGACTTCCGGTGCCCATTGCCTGACTTGCGTGCCAGGTACGGTACGTGGAGCGGCAAGCAGCCCGACCCGCGATGGTTCGCTAACACGCTGCGCCAGCACGGCCTGAAGGTCACTGATAACCCAGTGTCCTTTGGTACCGCCAAGAAGCGAGCCGTGCTGGGAATCAGTATTCGCTAATTCTTCGCCTCGTTTTCTCGTTTGTCTCTGGCCTGGAACGCATCCCTAAAAAGATGCGTTCCAGGTTAACTCGTTTAGAATGTAGGCGTTAAGTGGCACTGGAACGCATGGAACGCCGAAAAAGACATTGTAGAAATAACCCTACGTTATTTTGCAAAGTGTTTATAATTATGCGTTCCGATGCGTTCCAGAGAGATAAGTATAATAGAATCCTAGAGTTACTTGGAACTCATCGGTAAATCATGCGTTCCAGGATGCGTTCCAGGCGCGGATCATGCGTTCCGGAAAACTTTTTTCAAAAAAGTTCTTGGTGGCGAAGGGACTTCACATCTAGGCTGGATATAGGCCCGGTGAATTCTTGCCGACTATACCGGGCCACTCCCTAGCGGGTGCCATACGCTACCAGGCCTTCGGGCCTTCCATACGAGGAGCCGCGTTTGGACACGTTAAAACTTGCAACACCCACCGTCATTTGTGAAAACGCTTCCGGTGTGCGTCGCAGAATCGACCTCAAGACCTTCCGGTTCCTCAAGCAAACCTACCGAATTGCCCGCATGATCCAGCGGAAGAAAGACAAGGCGGTTACCCGCGTATTCCTGCTGGCCGAGCCGAACGAGGTCGCCAGCCGTATCACTGGGCAGGCTGAAGTCGTCAAGGTGCTGCTGACGACCTGGACGCATCGCAGTTCGTTGATGGCCGGGTATTAATGCAAAAGCATATCGAGCAGATCAAGCATGCAGTCAGAATTCTTACTGAGAATGAGTATCGCTGCATGCCCGCGAAGGATCGTAGAGACGCGCACGAACTATGGATAGCTAATCGAGCAATTGCGAACTTTAGATACGCATGCCCACCCACTACTGCCCACGATGCAACCAAGGGCACAGCGGGCTATGCCCACAACAGCAACAGCGCAGAGCCTCGATAGATAGTAGGCGTGGGAGCAGGCAGGATCGTGGGTATGATGCGGCGTGGTATCGCTTACGCCATCAGCACCTCACACGCTGGCCGCTGTGCGCTGACTGCCTGGACAAGCGGCGATATATAGCGGCGACTGAGGTGCATCACATGCAGAAGATTGCCGATGCACCAGAGCGCCGGCTGGACCCTGAGAACCTGATGAGCTTGTG